TGATGGTATGTTTGACCCAAGAAACAGAGAGGTTGTAGATGCAGAACCTCACTTTGACTTTGAGATTGACGAGGAGTGGGCTAAGTATGATTATGTACTTGACGGAGAAAGAGTAACCGGCAACCTTGCTATGAAAGGAACAATAGACCTAATTACTAAGGTTGACGAAGGAATCTATGAAATTGTAGACTGGAAGACAGGCAGAAGGCTTGACTGGGCTACAGGCCAAGAAAAGACCTACGCTAAGTTGCAAAACGACCCACAGCTTAGAATATACCATTATGCTGCCACAAAGCTGTATCCAGAAGCAAAGCAAATAATGGTGACAATAAATTACATAAACGATGGAGGCGCGTTCTCCATGTATTTTTCCGAAAAAGATATTCCAAAAACTAAAAAGATGCTCAAAAATAAATTTGAGAAAATCAAGTCTACGCACATACCTCTTTTAAAGAAGAGTTGGAAGTGTACAAGTTTTTGCCATCAAGGAAAGAGCACTTTCGAGGGAACAAATATACATCCCATCATGGAGCATCGTCATGGCCAAAGAACAAGCTATGGAAGCTACATGACAAAGTGCGAACAAATTAAATACGAAATAGAAAGAAAAGGTATTGAAAAGGTTACTGAAGAATACATGGCAGAGGGCCATAACGTAGCCAAATATAAAGCTCCCGGTTCTTTAGAATGAAGTCAAATATAAAAAAACATTATCAAGACATACTGAATCTTAGAGATAAAGTCATCGCCCAAAAGACCGAATATGTAGACAAGCAGACATATTTACAGGCAATAGACTTCAACATAAAGATTCTTGAAGATTTGATTTTTTTGATAGACTCTGTGAACGCCGAAAGGCAGGACTTAGTCTCAGATTGGTTTAAGAGGTTTAGAGAATAATGTACTTTCCATTGCATTGCCATACACATTTTAGTCTGCTAGATGGTCTAAGTAAGCCAGAACAGATAGCTGACAGAGTTAAGTCTCTTGGTTTATCTGGAGCTGCAATAACAGACCATGGAAACATATCTGGTAGCGTATCTTTCGTAAAAGCAATGAGGAAAAAGGGTCTAAAACCCATATTAGGTTGCGAGCTTTACATATGCAAAGAGTCTGCCTCTTTAAGAAACAAAGAGAATTCAAAGCTAAACCACCTTGTCGTGCTAGCTAAGAATATTGATGGCTGGAAACAGTTGATAAAGATAACATCCGAATCAAATAAAGATGAGAACTTTTATAGAAAGCCAAGGCTTAGCTTAGAACAGCTATCAAAGTTTTGTGACGGAAATCTAGTTGCATTTAGCGGCCATTTGGGTTCAGACTTAGCTGAAGTTGTTTTTGGCGACAAAGCTTCAGATGCTTATAATGCCGAGAGTTACGAAGAGGCAGAGAGTTTAGTTGACAGCGACTGGTTTGATAATACGACATCCTTAGCATCAAAGTATCAGGAGATATTTGGAGAAGGAAACTTCTTTATTGAGATACAATTAATTGATAAAGATACAACACCAGCACAAATGGTTGTCGCTAAAGCCCTTAGATATGTATCAAAGAAGACCGGAATACCTAAAGTAGCAACACCAGATGCTCACTATCCCACGTCTGAAGATGCGGAAGACCAAAGGGTTCTGCTATGCAGCATGTTGGAAACAACTTTGCCAACTATAAAAAAGAAGATGATGGAAGGAGAGAATGTCCCCTTATCAACATTCTTTAAGTCAGACAAATATCATATACCATCTTTTGAAGAGATGAAACTAATTCATACAAAGGATGAGATTGAGAATACTCTTTCTATATCTGAGATGTGTGAAGAGTACGAGATACTTCGGGAGCCAATCTTACCGCCTTATGACTGTGAGCTAGGGCCGGACGAGCATCTTAGACAGTTGTGTAGAGACGGCTGGGCAGAAAAGATAAAAGAAGTGGTAGATAAATCAAGGCATGGCGAGTACGCAGAAAGGGTAAAGCACGAGCTTAAAGTCTTGCAGGGAGCTGGCTTGT